AATCTTTGCCGATTGCAGAAATTGGTTTCACACAGCCAAAGAAGAGGGAGGCCCATACACGGCATGGCGCGGGAAAAGAGAACCAGATGAAATTGCTGAGGCCGCATTAAAGGAGGCCGCGAAATGAGCGACCGACCGACACCAGAGACGGATGCCCACATTAAGGAATTGCAACGCAACCCCGAAATCAGCGGATGCAATCAAACGCTAAACTTCGTTCGCAAACTTGAGCGCGAGCGCGACGAGGCGCTGTTGCAGCTTGGGGCGATTCAATCGGCGTTTGCCGAGGAGCTGGATTTGTCTTTTACGCCGACCGCGCCCGATGAAATGCGGCAGGCTTTACGCAGTCTGGTGGCGTGCGGCACCGCTTTGGCCAAGGCGATTGGGGAGGGCGCGAAATGAGCCGCGCCGCACGCGAAAAGGGCAAGCGTGGCGAACGTATGTTCCGCGACCTGTGCCGGGAGCAGGGGTTCCTTAAAACCGAGCGCACGGGCTGGCATCAGTCGTTCGCCGGCGACGCGGCGGCAGACGTGACGATCCCGGAGCTGCCGACGCTGTGGCCGGAGGTGAAGTTTGTGGAGAAGATCAACGTGCGGCAGGCCTACGAGCAGGCCGAGCGCGCGGCGGCGATCGGGAAGACGCCAGCGGTGTTTCACAAGACGAGCAACAAGCCGTGGCTGGTCACCCTCGCGGCAGAGGATTTTTTCAGGATTTGCAGGCGGAGCGATTTGGTCGAGCGACCGGATGACGCCTCGAACAGCACGACGCCTGGTGCGCCGGACGTGCTGCCTAACAACTAAGCACCTAGGAGAATAATAGAACACATGGCTAAGATACCACAATCAACGGGCAGCGGCCTCGGCGCGCTGGGGGAACCGCCACCGGCAGGGACTTACCTAGCGGTCTGCGTGGACGTCATCGACCTCTACGGGGTGGACCGTCCGAAATACCAGTCCGAGGAGATGGAGAAGGTGGACGTGACGCGCTTTGTCTTCGGCGTGAAGACCAAGGCCGGCGCGTTGCACAAGATCGCCACGCGCGAGATGAAGATCACGGGCGGGCCGAAGGCGAACCTGACGAAGTTCATCAAGGGCTGGACGGGCGAGAATCCGAAGCCGGGCATGGACACGGCAGACCTCAAGGGCAAGGGCGCGCAAATCACGGTCACTGCGGAGGAATCCCGCAATGGCAAGACCTACAACAACATCACGGGCATCGCGCCGGTGATGGAGGGGCTCGAGGACAAGGTGCCTGCGCTCAATGCGTTCGCCAATGTGGGCGGACAGTCGGCCAAGTCAGATGATTCGGACTTGGAGTTCATCGGGGCGGCGAAGGACAGCGGCGATCCGTTCTGAAAAATAGGGGCGGGGAGGCAACGCGGCCAACTTTCGACGGGAAGCCGCAGCCCCTCCGCCCCGCAACCTCTACGATTGCAATGGCGATTATTACACGGCCTGCCTTAAACGGAAGCCACTGGTATTCCCTCGACGGGAAACCCTGCCACACCATCCGAACCAAGGATGGCAAAAGTGAGCGCAACACGACGCTGCGCGATGCGCGCACGCTCAATCTGTTGCCCTCGGTCACCAACATCATCGGCATCTTGGACAAGCCGCAACTGACCAAGTGGAAGATGCGCGAGGTGGCCAAGGCGGCCATCGCCATCCCCGGGCCGCAAGGCGAGGAGCCGGTGGAGCGGTTTGCCGATCGCGCCATCGAGGCGGCCATGAGCCAGGTCTCGGACGCGGCTGACCTCGGCACGAAGATCCACAACGCCATCGAGAACCTCATGCGCGGTAGCGCCGAGGAGCCGAGCGCGGAGATGCAGCCTTACGTCAAGCCGGTCCTTGATTGGATGCGGAAGGTTGGCGTGAAGGTGACGCACTCGGAGATTGTCCTGGTCAATGCGGTGCATGGCTTCGCCGGCCGCGTGGATGCGCTCTTTACCTGGGGCGATAGCTTCGGGAAGATGGGCATCCTCGACTTCAAGACGAAGAAGACCAAGCCGGACGAGAAGGTCGAAGCCTACGACGAGCACGTCCTCCAGCTCGCGGCCTACGCGGCGACGCACTACGGCGCGGAGCATTTGCAGCACGTTGTCGCGGCCAATCTCTTCATCAGCTCGACCGAACCCGGGCGCCTTGAGGTCGTGAAGCACGACAAGGCGCGGCTGGTCGAAGCCTACGAAGCCTTCACGCAAATGTGCGCGATCTGGCGCTTCCGCAAGGGCTACGACCCGCGGCCGGATGCTCAGATGAAGGAGGCGGCATGAGCGCGTGGATAAGCGTTCAAGACGATCTGCCGAAGGTCGGGCAGCCTGTGTGGATTCGCACCGTCGCGCGCGGGCGCGAGGACCGCGACTTCATTGGCATGGGCATGATGACAACCCAAGGCGGCGGCCCGCAGTGGGCCGATGTGCGCGATGAAGCGTGGTATGACGATCTGATCGGCGAGTGGCGCGCAGACATGGCGCTGGCCGAGGACAATCTAATTCCTACGCACTGGATGGCGTTGCCGTTGCCACCGGGAAAGGAGGCACAATGAGCAGCCGCGCCCTAACCCTCAACAGCCCGCTCCTGCGTCTCGCCAAAGAACGCAACGAGGCCCGCGAATTGTGCAAGCGGCTCTTCTACTGCCTGCCCGCGCAGGGCGGCGAGAAGGACGAGGAGGCGATCAACACGGCCTACTACGAGTATCTTGAGGCTTCCAGGCGGTGGAAGGGGGGCGAACAATGAGTGAGTGGATACCCGCCGACAAGGAACTGCCGGGCAATCCGCGGTGCGTGCTGGCGACCGACATGGAGGCGCACTACATCGCGGTTTGCGAAGGCGCTGGCGATCTTAGAAACCAACCGCCGAGCGATAAGCGCAAATGGGTCGAAGCGTTTACGGGCGAGGAGATCGATTCGGTCATCACGCACTGGATGGAACTACCGGAGGTGCCAAATGAATAATGGCTGGGCATACAACCCGAACCGCTACCTCTGGAACAACCACGGATGGTGGTGGATGCGCGCGCAGCCTTACAACCCGCAGCGCACCGAACGCCTTACGTTCAACCTCAAGACCCGCGACCTCGAGGAGGCGCGGCGGAAGCGGGATGAGATGATTGCGGTCAATGAGTGGAGGTTCAGCCGATGATCGACACGCCCGAAACAGACAGTCACCCGCTATGGCACGGTGAGCCGGCCGTTCACATTGATTTTGCCAGGAAGTTGGAGCGCGAACGAAATGCCGCTGAAGACGAGCGCGTGAACATGGCAAAGCAGTTGCGAAGCGAAAAAGAAATGCACGCACATTGCCAAAACAGGCTTGATGCCGCCCAAAGACTGCTCCGCGAAATGCAATCGGCCCTCAAGCTGGCCGTGGATGAATTACGAAAATGAGCGAGACATACACAAATTTGCAAAACGCATTATTAAGCGTTGAGCTTGCCCAGCGCGACCTTGCTCATGCTTGGAACGCTTGGGAGAGCGGCGAATGGCGAGAGTTTTTGATGCGCGTAAAGTGGGCGCACGGGCAGCTTCAATCGGCTGTAGCGCGGCTGGAAGAAGAGAAGGAGCCAGAGAAAAGATGAGCAAGGGTGACATTTTATACTCAATCAAACGGGATCTAACCCTAACGGATGCGCTGGAGCTTTGGGAAAATGCCCGCAACGAGAGCAGGGCTTACAGGCTTTTGGCAATAGAGCTTGCCAAAGAGCTTATGCAAAAGTGCGGCTCAGATATGCACAGGAAGCAAGTTGCTGATCTTGAAGCAATTGATCCGAGTTGGACAACAATTCCCGGCGAAATGTGCACGACGCCAATTAAGAGGTGCAATCATTTATGAGCGCAAAAGAATCACGCATCGCGCGATTGCTCCGCTGGCGCGCAAACAATCCAGATACATACGAAGAGGTGCGACTCAAAGCCGTGCGCGAGTCGGAGCGCATCAAGCAAGCCGCCCGCGAGGTGGCGCGTGAATATGCCGAAAAGGCTAAAGCGACAAAGCGGAAGATGCCGATGTATCAAAAAGGCGAGCAGCACGTTCGCGCATCGGTTTGGCGGTTTCGCTCGCCCACAAACACGATTTACGAGTTTAAGAACCTGGCCGAATTTCTGCGGCGGCATGGCAATCTATTTGCCGTCGAGGATTTGAATTGGCAGCGCGTTGGCACGACCGAGATTTGCCGTGCTTACAAGGGTCTGGCGGCGTTGCGGCCCTATCTGGCTGACGGGACGCCGCGCAAGCGGGTCGAGGGATCGTGGAAGGGCTGGCGGTGGTTGGGCAGCAGGGGCGTGGAGGAGCGCAACGAGGCGCGGGAGATGGTGAAGCGGCTCCTTTATTCGGTGGCGTTGTCGAACGACAGCATCGAGCGGGATGACGCGCTATTGGAGGCGTTTCGCGCGACACGCCAATGGAAGGAGGCCGGCCATGTGGGATGACGACTATGACGATCGGTGCGAGGACGAGCGCCGGGAGGCGGCGATTGCGGACAGACATGCCGATGGTTGCATGGAGTCGTTCGGCGTGCCGTACGACCCCTATGATGACGGTGACGAGGAGGACGCATGAGCTATGTGGATTCTCCCTCGCCAATTACACACGTCTCCCTTTGTGCCGGCTACGGAGGCATTGATCTCGGACTCCACCGAGCTGTCCGAAATCTGCGCACAATCGCTGTTAGCGAGATCGAAGCCTTCGCCTGCGCGAACTTGGTCGCAAAGATGGAAGCGGGACTCTTGGACCCGGCACCTATCTGGACGGATCTTAAAACCTTCCCATGGTCAGACTTTCGTGACCGCGTGGACATCCTCTCTGGCGGCTACCCGTGTCAGCCATTCAGCGCAGCCGGCAAGCGACTCGGCGCCGAAGACCCACGACACCTCTGGCCGTTTATCGCAGCCGGAATTGCTGCAATGCGACCAGGTGTCTGTTTCTTTGAAAACGTCGAGGGACATATCAGCCTTGGGCTACCCGACGTGCTGCAAGACTTGGCAGGACTGGGTTACCGAGCGACGTGGGGAATTTTCTCAGCGTCTGAAGTCGGCGCGCCGCATCAGAGGAAAAGAATCTTCATCTTGGCCCACGATCAGAGCCTCGGAATACAAGGACGTTGGCCCAGTTGGATCGAAGAGTCACGACCACATGCTGGGCAAGCACTACCTGTGCGCGGTGGTGACGCAGGAGGAGATCAATGGCCAAGCCGCCCCGGCGAGCAGCAGTTCGCTTGGGAGCCGCCAAGGGTTGTGGTTGACGCCAAGAGCCAACGAGCAGGCGCACTGGGGCACCCTAACAGCCCGCGACCACAAGAGCGGCCGAGGCAACAACGAGCGGGAATACAAGGAGCTGACGCCGATGGTGGAGAGGCAGCAGAGCGGCAAACTCAACCCCCGCTGGGTGGAAACCCTAATGGGCCTGCCGATTGGCTGGACCATGCCGAGCTGTATACGACCTGTGACAATCGCACCGACGAGCTGCGACTCCTCGGCAACGGAGTCGTCCCGGCCACCGCAGAGCGAGCGTTCCGAATTTTAATTCAGGAATTGATGAGATGAGCAAATTCCTCGCATGGTGCCGCAACCCGAACAAGCGCAAGCGGACGGTGACGAGTCTGCACGGTCAGATTTATCACTGGGCTTGCTTGCTGCGGGACGATGGCGTCTCGCACCCGCGCGCCTACCGCATCATCCGGCAGATGGTGGATGCGGTGCGGGAGGACAATGGCCGCTTCACGCCGGATCGGGAGATTCTCTCGGCGATTCAATATGCGTATGAGGTCACACCGACCACGGGGACACCGCGGGCGCGGCCTTGGCCGGTGCCGAACAGGACGCTCCAGGCGGAGTGCAAGCGGCTCTCGGCGCGGCGCGGCTGGAATCTGGAGTCGCTGCGGGAGGCGTCGGCGCTGACGGTGCAGGATGCGATGGATGCCGACCCGTGGTTTTATCTGGCGGCGATGGTCGGCCAAGGGGCGCTGGTTTGTATCGGGCAGGGGGTGGCGAAGTTTGAGACGTTGCCGCTGGAGGAGGTGCGGTCGCAGTTGCACCTGTGGGAGTTTGTCGTGCCGAATGCAATGTCGGCCCTCGAGGGCAAGCGGAAGTCGGACGGGGAGATGTCGGCGCACACGCTGGATAACACGGGGCCACGGCAGAATATCGTGGTGGAGTTCGACGACGGGGCCAGCCTCGATGAGCAGGCGGCGCGGCATATTTGGCTCTCGGAGTTCCGGCAACTGCGGCTGGTGGTCTTCAGTGGCTCGAAGTCACTCCACGGCTGGTATGTGGCGACGGATGAGGCGGAGGATCGGAAGTTTATGGAGGAGGCGGTGCGCCTGGGCGGCGACCCGAAGACGTGGCTGCGATCACAATTTGTCCGCATGCCCAATGGGCAGCGGGAGGATGGAACAATTCAACGAGTGGAGTTTTTCGATGCGTAAGATTCACAAAGCACAACCGGCCGGCGAAGCGGCCTTCATGGAGACGCGTGAGATGGACGAGGGGCAGGCGCCGAACGTCCACGCGCTACGGGTGGCGGATGATCCGCCGGAGTCGGATGCGTTGCCGCCGTGGGTGGATGGCAATGAGTTGATCGGCTATGAGGCGGAAGCCCCAGAGGTGCTGATCTGCGGCCCAGATGGTGACGAGGAGGGCGCGGTGCTGCGGCTCGGCTCGAAGCTGGTGGTTGGTGGCGGCTCGAAGATGGGCAAGACGTGGTGTCTGGTCGATCTGGCCCTTGCCGTGGCTTCAGGCGGCAAGTGGCTGGGGCATTTCCAGTGCAAGCAGGGCACCGTCTTGTATGTGAATCTGGAGCTGCGAAGACATACCGCAGGCCGACGGGTGCGGTGGATCGCGGAGAAGCGCGGGCTGACGAAGGGGACGGGTATCCGGCCGGAGGTGAGCGCGGCGATCAAGACATGGAATCTTCGAGGCCAGTGCTATGACCTGGTGACGATGCTGGCGACGGCGCGGATGCGGCTAAAGGAACCGGACGCGCCGAAGTTTTCGCTCATTATCCTCGACCCGATTTACAAGACTTACGGGGACAAGGACGAGAACTCGGCCGGCGATATGGCGGCGTTGATGCTGGAAATCGAGCGGTTTGCCGATGAATGCAATGCGGCGATTGCCTTTGCGGCCCACTTCAGCAAGGGCAACCAGTCGGGCAAGGAGGCGATGGACCGCATCAGCGGCTCGGGCGTGATGGCGCGCGATCCGGACGCGATCATGACGTTCACCAACCACGAGGAGGAGGATTGCTACACGCTGGACGCGATCCTGCGGGAGTTTGCCCCGATTCCGCCTCTCGTCCTGCAATGGGAGGCTCCGGTGATGAATCCTCGCACGGATCTCGACCCGGCCAAACTGCGGCAGGCGGGCAAGATGGCCATCAGCAAGGCTCCCGAACGCGCGGAGGCGGTGCGGAAGGCTCTGGAGGCCAACGGGAGCGAATTGCCAAGCCGTGCGGCCCTGACGCTGGCCATCAAGGCCAGCGGGAAATTTCCCGATAATTCGGACATTGCGGCATGGCGAAAGTGCCTCAAAGACCACCCGCAGGCGTTGGCCGATATGGGCGTGGAAGTGGCCCCAACGGCCAATGGAAAAGACCCGATTTGGCGGCTGAAAACGGCCGATAGAAAGCCCTCAAATGACCCCTTCTAACCCCCTCAGACCCACCCCCTACGACCCTTATAGTAATAAGTATGGGGTAGGGGTTCCCGTAAGACCAAGGACGGACTGTCCAAAAGTCCAGTCCGCCCAAGGTCTGAAGGGCGGAACCACTTTGGAGCAATAGACGATGAAAAAACGCCGAAAATTGAAGCTCTCCGAACTGCGTAGCGGCCAACCCATTTTGAGCTACGGCCAACCGGCAAACTGGCTGATTGAGGCCGTCGGCCATGATGTTGCAAATGCGGCCGAATTGTTCGACGCGCCAACCGTCGAGCTGCTGCCCGAAGGCGTGACGATCCGGCTGACGGACGGGAGGGCGGCATGAACTTTGACCACATGAAAAAACAAACCAAAATTGACAAATGCTGGTGGGGGATGGAGCCGACAAGCGCTTGCCCGCCACAACTCAGCCGCGAAAAGGAACACGAAGCCAACATTGCGGCATGGGCTGCGAATTTGCCCGAGGATCAACGCAAGCTGGTCTTGGGGCTTCCCAAGCTAACGCCTGACACGCACGCGGTCGGCATGGAAAAGGACGCGGCAACGTGGAACGAGGCCAGCGAGTCGCCAGACATGGCCGCTGTGATGGACGCGGAATATGAGGTGCTCATGGAGCAATTCGGGCTGGCCGAGGCTCAAGCGGCTGCGGTGATGCGGTGGGCCAAAGAGCGGGAACACAACGCGACGCGCGCGGTGCAAGCGAGGGTTTTGGGAACGATCCTCGGGCAATTCCTGGGGAATAAGACGAACGACGCCAAGGTCATGTTTTGGGCTTTAGCCTTTCAGTCGGGTTTGGCGCGCCATTTGACTAATCACAACCCGCACGGCAAAGCCAAGGAGCTGGGCGTCACACGGGCGCTCATGAGCTATTGGCAGAAGGTTTGGGAGGACTCTTTGGGCCTGCATGACCTGACTTTCGCCAAAACGGAAGACGCGCGGGAGAAATACCGGGCCGCACGCGTGGCCTATGTGCGCAAACAAAAGGAAGCGATGGCTTAATTTTCTTATGAAAAACACACAACTGACAGAATACACAGTGCCGCAAGGCGTTAAGGCGACCAAAACAGCGTTGATCTTGCCAGAAGGCTTATCGACGCACCAATGGGAGGAGATTGGGCGCTTTCTTCGAGGCTCACACGATAGTCTCATGACATGGGAGGCGGATTGGCTGCGCTATGGTCGCAGCAATTACGACGAAGCAACGGTCAGCAATGCGCTCACGCAACTGGAGTTTCCGCTCCATGCGTTGGAGCGATTCCAACTGATCGCCGAGGTCGAGCCAAAGCATCGGCACCACGAACTGACAGAGGAGCATTACCTTGTCGTGGCCAAACGCTGCGAGACTGAAAAGCAGCGCGAGTCATGGCTTAACATAGCGGCCATCGAGAAGCTGACACCGCGCGAACTACAAGCCAGCATCCGCGCGAAAGAGGTTGTGCGCATCGACATGGACAAGCGCAGCGTGTCCTTGCCCAGTCCTTACGCAGCCTTGCGCGAATACAAAGCATGGCAGCGCGAGTGGGGCGAAGGCTACAAAAAGTGCAATCCGCAGGAGCTGGATGACATTTTGGCGACGATCCGCCCGATGTTCGACTTCTACTGTGAGGTGGCGGCTTACAGGGAGAAATTGGCTAAAAATGAACATCCCCCCCGGCAAGTAATCTTTTAAACCTGTTGGCGCCTCGGGGTTTGGGCGTCATTTGGTGTTAATTTATGAGCGAACCGCAAAAAAATCGGACTAAGCGGGGCAAGCGAGCCAAGGTAGCCAATGCTATTCAAAAGCAGACGGGCCTTGGCCGCTCGCAGTCTTTCAAATTGGCCGGCGAGGTGGAGGACATCGCCAAAGTTAAAGATCTGACTGAGGCAAAGTTGTTGAAGGTTAAACTGGAGTGCCAGCGCATCGCTCGCCAACTGGAAATCGACAACGGCAAATATGTGGCACGAGATGAGGTGCGCGAGCAGGGGATCAAGTTGGGCGCGGTCGTTGCAGCTTGCTTAGATGCTTTAGTCGCAGTTTTGCCCGGACAACTCGAGGGATTATCTGCCGCCCAGATGGCCCCGGTAATCGAAAAAGAAGTCCACAAAGCAAGGAGCGCGATGGCTGATGCTTGCACCGGGATTTAGCGAAAGCGTTAAGACGGGAGACCGCCTTGGCATTGTCGATTGGATTGAAGCCAACGTCGAACTGCCGCACTCGGCCCGCAACCCGCGCTTCCGTAGGGAGACGGCTCCGTGGCTAAATCGCCCTCTGGAAGAAATCGCCAAAGACACCAACGACGAGGTAGTGATTTGCGCCCCGGTAGGGTCGGGAAAAACAACTCTCTTTGAGTGCTTGCTGGCATGGGTGGTAGCGCAAGCGCCGGGGCCGTCACTGTTTGCGGGGCAGACAGACGAGCTTTCAAAAGAGTGGGCTGAGACGCGGCTTGGCCCAGTGTTTGAAGCATCGGCTCCCGTGGCGAGGCTTTTTCCCCGAGATCGGCACGCCAAACGCAAAACCGAAATTTTATTCCCCCACATGCCGCTATTCATCGGCGGCGCCAACATTAGCAACCTGCAAGAAAAATCTATCCGCTGGTGTATCGGTGACGAAGTGTGGCGGTGGAAGCATGGCATGGTTGAAGAGTTCCGCCGTCGCACTCATGACCGTTGGAACAGCCGCGTGGTTTTGGTGAGCCAGGGCGGCGAGGAGGGCGACGACTTTCACGCAGCACAAGACCTTTGCGAGCAGTGGCAGTGGCAATGGTGTTGCCCGCATTGCCAGCGCCGCCAGCCGTGGCGATTTGAGATGGTGCGCTTTGAACGCGAACGCAAGCCCGATGGAAGCATGGATTGGGAGCGGCTGGCCGCGACAACCCACATGCTTTGCGCTGGGTGCGACGCCCGATTTGAAGACACGGCAGAAACGCGCCGACAGCTGTCCGCCTCGAGCGATTACATCAAAGTGGCTGACGGCATGAACGGGCGGTTGGCCTTCAACTGGAACGCGCTGGCCGTGTGGTGGATTGGGTGGGGCAAGCTCGCTGCCGAATGGGTGAGAGCTGAAGAAGCGTGGCAACGCGGCGACCGCGAACCGCGCAAGCAATTCCTGCAAAAGCGCATGGCGCAGCGGTGGGAAGACCGAACCGCGCATGTGAGCGACGATGCGGTGGTTGCTTTGCGCAACCCATCTTACAAACGCGGCCAGATGCCGGTTGCCCCGGCATTGGTGACATTTTGCGCCGACCCAGGACAAATGCAGACACACTGGTCGGTCATGGCGTGGACAGCGCAAGGGGAAGGCTACATCGTCGAATACGGCACGACCTTTGCCATTGAAGATTTGATCGGCATTGCCTCTCGCATGGAATGGCCGCTGGAAGGGCGCGACGATCCGGCCCGAGTCATGTGCGGATTGATTGACTCCGGCGACTTTACCGAGCGCGTTTATGCGACGTGCGCGCGGTCGGGCGGCTTGTTCTTTCCGTCCAAGGGATCGGCAGCACAGGCCGGAACGTGGGACGCCTCGCACTTAAAAGACTATCCGACCCTTGTCCTTTACCGCTACGTGGACTTTTCGGCCAAGGTCGCGCTTTACATCGAGCGAATCGCCAAAAAAGCCCCGCCATTGATTCACTTCCCCAGCGATGCCAGTGAAGACTTTTTGCTTGGCCACATGGGGCAAAAGATCATCGAGAGCGAAAAGACCAAAGGCCGAGTCTGGAAGAAGGTCGCAGGCGACCACTACGGCGACTGCACCAAGCTCCACCTTGTCACGTGGTGGGTAATGCGCACGCACTTTGAGGAAGCCGAGCCCGAACCTTTGACAGCCGCCCCAGAGACATGACCTCCGAACTGGCCGGCATCCGCAAATATCTCAAGCGGACAAAGAATCTATCGCAGTTGAAAAAGCTTGCTGACGAGCTTTACACGATCGCCGACAGCGAAGTGGTCATCACCAACGCGGGATTTGAGGGCGGCAGCACCAGCGGGCAGGCGCGGCGATACAGCAAGGCCGACATGCTCAACATCGTCGAAGACTTGATTGCCCAGATCGACCCCACGACTGTGGCCACCCAAGTCCGCAGCGCGGGCATGGTCTATGCCGATTACAGCGAATCCCTCGCGCGGCTCTGACGTTTGACACATCCGCCCGAGCGTGGCGGAAATCAAAGCAAAATCAAAGCGCGGCGGGTATCGCCCGAACGCGGGGCGACCCAAGAAAAGCGCGGCCAAAAATGCCGCCTTTGAAGCTGCCGAGCTTTACCAGCCGGGGCGGACGCTCATTTACATGCCGACGGTCGAGCCTCGGCAGGAGTTCCAGAGCGGCACGCGCACCAACATCATGCGCAAAGCGCGCTGGCTCTATAACAACGTCGGGCTCGCTGCCCGCGCGGTGGATGGCGTGGCTCGCTACACCTGTGGCACCGGCATCATCCCCGCCGCCCGCACCTCCGACGAAGCATGGAACAAGCAAGCCGAGGAACTTTTTGAGGATAGCTGTGGGCGCGAGGCGTTCGGCTTCGACGCGGCAGGACAGGTCAACTTCTACGAGGCGCAAAATTTCATCGTTCGCCATGTCGCCATCGACGGCGATTTCTTTGCCCAATTCGTCAAAAGCGACAACGGGCGCGCGCTCGTGCGTTTCATCGGCGCGGAGTCGGTCGGCAACGCTACGACCGGCCTTAATCAGGATGAATGGCAAGACGGCGTGCGCTCCGATAAATACGGCAAGCCCACGCAATACCGCCTGCTTACGAGCGAAGACCGCAGCAAATTCACCGACGTATCAGCCGACGACATCCTGCACTTCCGCCGCCCCGCGCGCATCGGCTACACCCGCAGCCCGTCTTGGTTGTCCCGTGCGGCCCTGCATTTGCACGACATGGCCGACATCGTCGCCTTCACCAAGCAGACGTTCAAACTCGCCAGCCAACCCGCTTTTATCATCGAGTCGCCCGACGCCATGCAGATCGGCATGGGCGCCGCACTCAAAAAGCAAGACCAAGGATCGGGCAGCGTCACCATCGACAAGCTCTATGGCCAGAGCGGTGTCATGCAGTTGCCGCCCGGCACCAAGCTCCAACAGTTTAAGAACGAGCACCCCGGCAATAACTTTCAAGCGTTCCTCGATTTCCTCGCCCGCGACATCTCATGGGGCATCGGCCTTTCGCCCGAGATGCTCTGGAGCGTGGCCGGCATCGGCGGGGCCAATACGCGTTATGTGCTGGCCGACGCCCAGGTGTTTTTCTCCGAGTTGCAAGACTGGCTGGTCAATCAATTCTGCCGTCGCTTTTGGAAATACTGGGTGTGGTCGGAGATCCAAGCCGGTCGTCTTCCGTTGCGCGAGGATTGGTGGAGGGTAGATTTCATCACCCCCGCCCGCGCCACGGTGGACTTCGGGCGCGACACCAAAGCCCTCCTTGAGATTGTCCGCACCGGGGCCATGTCCACCCGCCGCTTTGCCGAGATGCACGGTCTGGACGAAGAAGCCGAGGAAGACGCGGCCATTGCCGCTGCCGTTCGCCGCAAGCAAAAGTGCGAAGCCGCAGGCTTGGCCGTCACCGATGTTTTCCCCCCAGCGCCCGGCTCGCCGATTCCGCCGTCCGCCGCACCGGCTGACGATGCGGAAGGCGAAGCCGCACTCACCTCCGACGTTTGACACAAGCGGCCAAGCATGGCCCGAAAATGGTATGCGTTTAAGAACATTGCCGACGAAAGCGGCGAGGTTGAACTTTCTATCTACGACGAGATCGGCGCTTGGGGCGTCGGCGCAAAGCAGTTCATCGCCGAACTCAAACGCTACAAAGGCCAGCATATCCATCTGCGCCTCAACTCCCCCGGTGGCGAGATCATCGAAGGCAGCGCGATCTACAACGCGCTCACCCGCCACGAAGGCGGCTTGACCGTTCACATCGACGCCTTGGCCGCGAGCATGGCCAGCGTCATCGCCATGGCGGGCGACCCCGTTTACATGGCCGACAACGCCCTGCTGATGATCCACAACCCGTGGACCATGGCCGCCGGTGAGGCCGAAGACCTCCGCAAGCAAGCCGACCTGTTGGACACCATGAAGTCCAACCTTGTCCGCGCTTACCAAAAGAAAACCGGCATGGAGGAAAAAGCCATCGCCAAGCTGATGGACGAAGAGACCTGGCTCGATGCCACCGAAGCCGCCGCGCTTGGGTTTATCGACGCCATCGAAGACGGCATCCCCGCCGCCGCCAGCGCCTCCGATATGCGCGCGCGGTTTGACAATTTCCGCAAGGCCATGACCGTGAAAAATTCCGTCGTGTCCGAAGCCGAGGTGATCGCCTCGGAAGCCCCCGCCATTGAAGCCGAAGCCGCGCCGGTCGTGGAGTCGGTCACCGATTCACCCGCCGCACCCGCCGTCGTTGCCGAGGAGCCGCAGGCCGACGCATCCGCCGAAGAGATCGCCGCCCTCAAGCAAGAGGTTGAGCGCCTCATCGCCGAAAGCGCCAGCAAGGACGAGGAGATCAACGCGCTCAAAGCCGAAGTTGCCGCGCGTGAAAGCGAGGCCGAAAAAGCCTCCGCCGAATTTTCCAAGCTCAAAGAAGCGCATGCCGCCCTCGAGCGCGGCATGGGCGTTGCCTCCGCCTCGGTTGTCCCGTCCATGAGCAAAGAGGACAAGTCCGATCCCGTCGCCGAGTGGATGGACGCCATCGAGCGCAAGGACTACGCCGCCGCCGGCAAACTTTACGCCTCCCACAAGCGCGCCATCTGGGCCGCCCGCGAACGACTTTCCAAGGCCACCAGCTGAGGAATCCCCCAAACAAAACCAACCCCAAACAAACCAACTAAAATATGGCTAACGCATTCGATTCGGGACTGGTGGTCTCCACCATCTCGCAGCAAGTCCAGACGGTCTTGGCTAACCGCCTCGCCCCTCTGCGACTCTTCACAACTGACTTCTCCAACGAGGTCAAAAAGCCCAAGGACACCATCCAAGTTCCCATTGTGTCGGCGACAGCCGCCACAGCGGTCAACCCCACCAACTTCGAGCCCGGCTCGGACGTGACCGTGGGTAAAGCCACCGTCACATTGGATCACGTTGTTCAGTTTTTCGGCATTAGCCAAAGCGACCTCGCCCTCGGCCATCGCCTCGAAAACCTCATCAAGATCAACGTCGATGCCTTGGCCGACAAACTCTGGTCCATCGCCATCACGCCGATCACCACGGTCAACTACGGGGCGGCCTCGGTCACCACGACCACGATCACTCCCGGCAGCGGCCACTTGGCTACGCTGTGGAGCGCCCTCTCCAAGTCCCCAAACAAGGGCTTGGTGGTCACTCCCTCGATCTACTCGGCGCTCATCCCGACCAACGCGGACTTCCTCCCGTTGCAGAACGGAGCCTACGGGTTCGACCAGGGCATCTACTACGCCAACAGTTTCAGCGGCGCGGTCGCGGGCCTCGACGGCTTCGCCTGCTCGCGTGAAGCGGTGTGCGTGGCCTCGGCTCAACCGGCCATCGACCCTGCCGTCTCCTCGCAGTTCCAGATCAGCAACCAAGTGGTGACTCTGGATCAACTCGGACTCTCCGTTTACTGGAACGTCTGGGGCAGCACCAACAACCGCCAAGTCAACGCCTCCATCGAAGTCATGTTCGGTGCGGGAGCCGGTGTCACCAGCGGCACGATGGCGCTCATCATCTAAGTCTGTGTGTTCATCCTCCCGGCGGTCTGAGTGGTCCGCCGGGAGTTTTTAACAATTAGGGTTTCGACCCAAAGGGTCACGGTTCCACTCGCCGTGGCCCTTTCCTTTTTGAACCAGTGGCAAAAATTCACCTTGGGATCATTTGTGGGAACGAAGCGGACTACATCAACCGCTTCCTCGACAGCTTCCAGCCGCACGTAGATTCGATCAGCGTCGTTCGCGCGGTAGGCAACCAGATGCCCGACCGCACCTTGGACATTGCCCGCGCGCGCGGTTGCATTACCGGCGAGTATTTCAACGCACCGGGCAACGACTGGCCGCACGTGGACAACTTTGCCGCCGCGCGCAACCAGACCTTTGCCTTGGCTCCCGCCGATGCCGAATGGCTCATGTGGGCCGATTGCGACGACCTGCTGGCGCCTACGGGCGCGCAAGTGCTATCCGAGATACGAGCAGGCAAGCTGGATGCGAAACAGGCCGTCTACGCCCCTTATGTGACATCCATGCAGGGCAGCTACGCACGCCGCATCCGTCTTGTGCATCGGGAAGTTTACGACCGCTGGATCAACTGCATCCACGAGGACATCGAGGTGAAGCCCGATACGCATGCCGCATGGTGCCAAGAGTTGCAAGTCATCCACATGCCGGCCGTCAACAAGCGCGGCAGCGTCGAACGCAACAAGCGCATTTTAACCGCCATCCCCGAGGACAAGCGCACCGGGCGGGAATGGTGGTTCCTTTTCCGCGAGTGTGAAATGCAAGGTGACATCACCGGCGCGTTAACCGCCGCCGTGGTGGCCACCGGCCGCGACGATCTGGCCAAAGAAGAAAAATATCTGGCTTACCTTTCGATAGGACGCTGGCTCAAAGACATCGAGGAGGCCGAGCGCCCGTTGCTTGAGGCCGTGCGACTCATGCCGCACCGCAGGGAAGGCTACGCCGAGCTTGCCAAGGTGCATCTGGCCCGTGGGGATGCCGCAAAAGCCGTGGCGTGGTGCAAGAGCATGGAAGCGCACGACGATCCCGACGATGCCTCATGGATTCACGACGCCAGCCTCTACGGTTGGCGAGCGCATGAATTGAAGTGTGCCGCGCTGGCCAAGTCGGGACGCACCAAAGAAGCCGACAAAGCCCGCCGCGAATATCGCAAACGCTACCGCCCGCGCATTGCCGTTGGGCATCCGACTTGCCGCCCGGAGCAAGCCATCAAAATGCGCGAGCTTTACCTTGAGCGCGCCGCGCGCCCGGAGCTTGTTTCCTACTGGTTTGGGGTCAACGAAGGCGACACCACCGTGGTCGAAGGCATCAAGCACTATCCGCACGCTGTCAGCGAGGCCGTGCCAGCCGGTTATTCCTCCGCCGTAGCGAACTACAACGTCGCAGCCAAAGCCGCCGCCGAGTCGGCCAAGATCGTTCTCATGGCGCAAGACGATTGCTACCCGCCGCACGGCTGGGACGAGCAAATCGTGCAAGCTATGGAACCGCACAAAGGCAAGCCGACCGTCCTGCACGTTTTCGATGGCTTCCGCCGCGACAAGATCATGGTTCTGCCCTGCTTCAACTGGCATTACTGGGCGGGGCGGCCGTGGCTGTTTAACCCCGAGTTCGACGGGTATTGGAGCGACACCGAATGGTCGTGGCGCGCTTACAAGGAAGGCGTGGTCAAGGACGCGCGGCACATCAACTTTTATCACGACCACCCGATTTTTACCGGCGCAAAATCGGATGCCGAATATATGCGCCAGCAAAACCCCGAAGCCGAGCGCCGAGGCCGCGCGGTCTTTGAACGGGTGGCTCCCGATGCCGTCGCCGCCGGATGGTAACGCTGCAAATCCTCATTCCGACCATGCCGTCCCGCGCGGCCATGTTGGATCGTTTGCTCAAAGCACTGCAACCGCAACTGGCCCAGCATCCGTCCGCCAGCTATTTGATCGACGCAGGCGAGGGGACCATCGGGGCAAAACGCCAGCGCATGATCGAGTCGGCCGAGGCGGACTATATCGCGTTTGTCGATGATGACGACATGGTGTCAGCCGACTACTTGGACCGCATCGTGCCTTGCCTCGCGTCACGCCCCGATTGCGTAGGGATCACCATGCACGTCACCATGGACGGCCAAGACTGGCACCCATCGCCTATCTTTCGCCACAGCCTGCGATTTAGAGAAAACTTTGTCTGGCACGGCCAAGACCGCACGCCGCACCACCTTTGCCCGCTGCGCCGCACCATCGCCCTGCAAAGCCGTTTTCCCGATCTCATGTGGGGAGAGGATTTCCGCTTTGCCCTGGGGATTTTACCGCACCTTAAAACAGAGGAATGGAGCGGGGACGAACCGGTCTATTTTTACGATTACGTGAGCAAAAAAGGTGACCCGACCTTTGACACTGGCCGGCCGATATGACCTCAGCTGCCGTTGCCGCATTTTGCCGCGACCACTTAGCCGCAAAACTGGCCGACATTTTCGGTTCAACCGTGGTCATTGACGGCCGCTCGTTTCGCGCGGTTGTCAGCACCGGCGAGCCGGAGCTTAACCTCGAGTCGGGCGGGTTTAGCCAGCCGGTGGAATTTGTCGTCCGCATTGCCAAGGCCGATGCCGCCGATGCGCCTTTCACCAACTGGAAACCATCCCCCCCGCAGACCAAAGGCGCTATCAGCATTGAAGGTCGCAACTACCGCATATTCTCCGTGCGTCAAAACTTCACCCCCCTTGCCCAAGAGTGGATTTTGGAGGTCGGCACGCCATGAACCCGCTGAACGTCGAAAAGTGCATGGCCGTCTATTTGCGCAGCGTCACCGGCATCGCCAACGTCATCCCGGTGCATGAGTCCATCACCGCCGACGACATCGACTTGGAAAAATCTGCCATCGTCGTTGAAGCCGAAAACACCGAGCACACGAGCGGCAACCTTTATCTTTCCACCGTCAACGTCAGCCTGCGCAGTCCCGCGCTATCCGTCACCCAAGCCGACCACCTTTCCCGTTGGTCCTTGGTTGCCGGTGCGCTCAACAACCAATCGTCTATGGCCTCGAGCTTCACCTCGACCATCAGCACCGGGGCGCTGGGCATCACTTTTAACGGGCGCTACGTGCGCTCCATCAGCACTTCCACTAGCGACCGGTCGTGGATAAACGCGGCCGAGGTCGCCGTGGGCATCGGCACGATTTGACACGCTCCTTAAGCGTATGCCCTCCATCGGTATCACTTTAACCGACATTGCCGAGCCGTCGAACTCCACGACTGAGGAGTTCAGCAAAGAGCAAAGCGTTCAGATCGTCACCCTGCGCGACAAAACCGGCGTGACCAAACACGCGACGCCACTTGGCTACGGCACCACGACTTTTACCCGTCGCGGACGCGGAGCCGCCAGCCTCTCTGACGTGACAGCGGGAGCCATCTCCGAAGGCACGGCCAAAATCTTGTCGGTACGCAATACGCAAACCGCCGACGATTTTCCCAGCTACGAAATCACCTCAACTCAGAAAGACGACCTCTAAGCCATGCCCTCCACCGTTGCAGACATCGGCGTCACCGCCTATTCGGACAACCTCACGCAAAGCGTCGAGATCAGCAAGTCTCTTGAAGAGCTGGATATTGCCGAAAAAGACGGCACCTATGGGCAGGGCAAAGCCTTCGACCCGACCTTTGAGGTGTCCGTCAGCGGTCGCGGCGACCTGCCCGCGCTCACGCTGGGCGGCACGGCCAGCATTTCCGGTGTTTCCGGTGGCGTCTCCATCATCACAAACATTTCGCAAACCGAGCGCAACGAGGACTACCCCGACTGGTCATTTACCATGCGCAACTTCCCCGGCGCTTCCTAAGTTTTCATGCAAATTCGAGTGGTGAAATCGCGGGCCGACAACCCGCTCGCAAGCCTTGAAGCGGCCGCAGCCATTGCCGCCTTGACCTTTGGCTACAAGCTCATTCCCAAGGACGAGGCGAAAAACTTTGAAGATTACGTCGAAGAAACCGCAGGAGGCGCATACCGCGAGACCCTTTGGGTTTTCAATGATCTGAGCACGGCCAACATTGCCGGCGAGAATGTCGCACTCAAAGACTTCCTGCAGCGTTTTAACGACTTGAAATGGTGCGACGAGCATGCCGATTCGCCCATCGCCAACCTGCGTCACCACCACGAGAACGTCAGCTTGTGGCGGGAGCATTTTCGCAAAAACAAGCCGATGATCATGATGCGCAAAGGGCAGCGCGTTTTAAAAATGCGCTCCAATGCCACACCCGAGGAAAAAGCAAAATGGCTAAAACTACTCTAACCGAAGATGCTTTTATCGAGCCCCGCCTCAAAGAAATCGGCGACTTCAAGCTGCGCCCCTTCACCGTCGGCAGCTTGCCGCTGTGCAAAAAGCTGGGCCTCACGCAATTTACCGGCGAGGCGCCCGCGCAGCCCATCGACCAGATCGAGCAAATGCGTCAGGTGTCCGGTTTTCTTTGGGCGCACTGCGAGCCCATCGACCGCATCCTGCAAGTCATCCGCGACCCGCAGAAGATCGAAGACGAGTTGCTGCGCTACCAGCTTTCCATCCCGCTCAATATCCTGCCGGAAGTCATGGCCGAGATTCAACGCGTCAGCGATATGGCGGCCGCCGCGCAAGTCGAGATCGTCGAGAAGCCCAGCAGCGGGCAACGCCAGGAATCGCCGCCGGGAAACTAATTGAGCCAGCGTGGATCGCAACCTTTGCCTTCACGCTGGCGCGAGAAACCGGCTGGCCCGAGCATTACATTCTCTGGGAACTCCCGCTGGCGCGCCTCCTGCAATACCAACACTGCGCTTTGCGCGCCAACGATGTCTGGACCGTACCACCCGGTCCGCCGTCTGCTGAAAACTCTGCGGCCTTCGATCGCCTCGCAGCTTTGACAGAGCGCTTTGAGACAGAATGAAAGCGACTTTTGACGTAGATGACGCCGAATTTCAGCAAGCGCTGAAAGCGTTTTTTGCGACGAGTCGCAAGTCCGTTGCTAACAACTTAAAAGACGAGGGAAAGCGATTGGTCAAAGCCATTGTCCAGCTTACCCCTCCGAACAAAGAGAAAGAAAACAAAAAGGGCGAGATCAATCCGACATACAATCTGTCTGGTGGCAAAAAAACCGTCGCAAACGATTTGGCAAAAATTTTTCGTCAAAGCAAAAGAGGAACTGCTAAACCGGAAACATTTCACAAAAGGTTTCGAGACAAGCGAGGACGAGTAAGGTTTAACCTAAACAAGGGTAAGACCGATAGACGAATCAGAATTGCCACCTTGGCCGAATATAAAAAGAAAATGCAAGCGCGCGTCGGCTATATGGCGGCGGGCTGGAAAGCCGCCGCAGCTTCACTCGGAATCAACCTTCCTGTCTGGATTTCTAAACACAGCGCGGCAGGAAAGGGGCGCGTATTGCTTAACGGAGAAAAACTGACAATCGAGCTTTCCAACAACGTGGTTTATCCCGGCGCAAGGTTTTTGGTCGAAAGGCGCGTAGACGACGCGCTTCGGTATCGCGCCAGAACAATGATGAGTCGCGTCAATTTTCTTATACACAAGGCCGCAAAGGGCGCAGGATTTGAAGCAACTTAGTCATGGCATCCGTAACCTCAAAACTGGTCTTAGACGCTTCTGGATTTACCAGAGGAATAAAGACGGCTCAAGGTAGTCTTTCCAAGTTCAAGGCATCTGCTGGCCCTGCCGTCATGGCGGGCATTGCCGCAGGCTTTGCCGCAGCAGCCGCAGCCGCCGCAGGGCTCGCCGTAGGGGTCAAGGGCGCTCTGGACCTCGGCGGGGCGCTCTCCGACCTCTCCACGCGCACAGGCGTGGCCGCTGGCGAGCTTCGCATCCTGCAAGAAGCCTTTGCCCGAAACGGACTGTCTGCCGAGCAAGTCGGGCCAGCGATCAACAAAATGCAGCGAGCCTTGGTTGAGGCGGGAGAAAAGGGCGGCGAGACCGCGCGCGTTTTCGACACCCTTGGGCTTAACTTAAACAGCCTGCGCGGCATGGATGCCTCCTCGCAGTTTTCGGCCATCGGAGACGCCATCAACGCCTTGCCCGATCCCGCCGCGCGAGCCGCCGCCGCCATGCAGCTCTTCGGGCGCTCGGGTGGCGAGATGCTCACCCTCTTTGCCAACTCGGGCGCAATGGCAGAAGCTGCCCGCAGCGTGGGCGATCAGGCCGACATCCTGACCCGCAACGCTAACTTGTTCGACCAAGCCTCCGACATCCTCGGCAGTGTGGCCACCAAGATGCAGGGCTTTTTCGTCGGCGTGGCCGACACGCTGGTCCCCGCGCTCATGCCGCTCCTCGAGGCGGCCGATGGCATCGACCTTTCCGGTCTCGGTCAAGACCTGGGCAACGCCATCGCCTTTGGTCTTACCATCATCACATCGGGAAACTTGGGCAACATGCTCACAGCGCAACTCAAGCTATCCGGCGCTCAGTTTGTTAATTTGCTTGTGACAGGAATGAAAGGCGCTGTTGCGTTTTTGGGTCAACGCTTTGTTGATATTGCAGGCGATTTTTCAACGGTCATGGCAGAAATGGCTACGCCTGATTTTTGGAAAGGTATAGACACAGCTTTTAAGATTGCATCTTATCGTTTAGGTGCAGCTTTAGATCGTATTTTAGCGAATATAAACGATGCGTTAAGCGTGGTTCCGGGGGTTGGTATAGGACGCGCAAATCGAGCAAGCACTTTGAGGCAAGGTGCGTCCACCTACGAAAGAAATGCAGACATCTTGGAGGAAATGCTTGGTGAAAATAAGTCGATAGCAAGGATCAAAGATCGTCTATCACAGTCTTTAGACAACGCCGTCAATGCCGCTGCGATTGCTATGGAGTCGGCAGGCGAGGCTATCGACACCACCGAACTGCAAGCCGCCCGCGATGGTTTGATCGGCGAAATCACCACGCAGATGGAAGCCAACCGCGAAGCGGCCCGCGCGCGCTTTGAGGCGACCAAGACACAGACACCGCTCATGGAAGACCTCGAGGCATCGGCCGGCAAGAGCAACACGGGCATCATCGCCCAGAGCTTGCAAAAAGTCGGTGGCGGCGCGGCCTTTGCCCGTTTCTCCGACGCGGCGAATCCTGCTGCGCAAGCCGTGCGCGAGCAGCAAAAGACCAACAACATTTTGTCACGCATCGAAAACAAACTCGCGCCGCAGCAAATGGCGCTCATGCCCGCTTAAGCTATGGCCTCAATACTCACCGCAGGATCACGCACCACGATCACCCCGGAAGGCCGGAAGATCGTGCAAATCCCCGTCAGCACGACTGGAGTCGACGAAGCCGCCTCTGCCCCGACCGCGCCCAGCGGAACAAGGCTGGTGTCCTACGAATATACGATTCGCGCCGACGGCGGCCGCGACTACAACTTCATTTTTGAATCCAACGGCAGCACACCCGGCGATTCACAAATACAAATCAATGGCACCGCCGCGCAGGAACCGATTGAGACGCACCCGAAATTCAACGGACAAGAAGGTTTTGGCACGGTAAACGACGCAGACCTTGCCGCCATCCGCAAAGCATTGAGCGACGGTGGCACGCCAGTATTTACTGGGACCGGCATAAACAAAACAGCAGCAGAGAACCTTTATTCTCTCATGCTCAAGGGCGTCACGCATTACTACACCCCAAGCGGCATCACTTATTCCGAGACGTTCGACGAAACAACCAAGCCCGACCTAAATGAGCTTTGCACCGTCGACCGTCCTCCGACGGACGCACCACGCATCCCTTCGGGGTCAAATTGGCTGCTCATTGGCGTCCGATCGAACAAAGTTTACAGTCCCGATACCGGAACGTCCTTTTGGCGTGTCACCCGTGAATGGCTGGCCAGCGGCCCGCGTGGATGGAACGCAGACTTTGAAATTTACACCTGACAACCATGCGTCACGGCATCCCAGAGTTTCGCCCCCGCCAGCCGCTTGATCGTCAATTAACGGCCGCCACGCTAAACGATATACGCAAGGAGTTGGAATCTTTGCGCATCACGCGCGTCGTCAACGGGACCGTGCGCAAATTGCCCGGCGGCACGGAAATTACCGTGCCACCACAGCGCGGCGGCGCGCAACCTGTGGCAAAACAGCCGTGGGACATTACCGCTACGCTTAACCCAGACAATGAAAGTCAATACATCCTGCGGGTGCAGGCTGGCACTCTCAGCGGGGTTTTGCCGACGAATTGGGACGACGAGTTCACCGTGGCGGCGACTGGCTTGCACTACGCGAAGGCCGTGGTGGCGACGGATGGGCGGGAAATCACCAGCGTCACCATCGAGATCGACACGACTGCTCCGGTGTCGCAAACGCCGACGCTCTTTGCCGTCGAAAGCAACATCGATGTTTTGTTTGGCATGTTCATCGAGGGGCAGGCCGTCCGCACTATCGCGGCGGGCAACATCGAGCGCACGCCGCGCGTCTGGTTTTCTGAGCCTCGGCAGGACTCGCTGCCGGGTGAATCGCAATTCAACGACTACTTTGTCCTGGCGCCATGATCTCATGGACCGTGCCTACGACGGTAGCCGTGACCACTTCACGCAACTTATTCACTCGGTCGTTTAGCAGCGCATCTACGTCCTCCTCTACGGCTTCGCAAACATTTGGTTCGGGTGGTTCGTCATCTTCGTCGGGTTCGACGACTTTCTCCTATACATCCTCGAGCGCCTCGACCGAGGAGATGCACAGCACGCATTATTTGCGGTCGACCTCCAGCGCAGAAGGGACTGTCTCCGTCAGCGGCAGCACGACATCAGCGCGCTTCACCCAAGCGCTGTCTGCACTCACAACCACCAACCAAACCGCAACGGTTAACGTGCTTTATGGCTCGTTTATGTCGAGCACGGCGTATCCCAGCATAGATTACAGCGACACGGATTATATCGACTTTGCCGACCTGTATGATGAGAACCTCAACTTCAACTTTCCGCCGGTCCATGCAACCTTGGGCTTGACCGTCACCACGGCCACCACCACCGCCGCGTCGGGAACGTCCACGTTCTACCGGTCCACCACCGCAACCAGTTTGTTGACTTATTGGTTCTTCTCGACCGGCACGCTCACACGACCCGAAATCGGCGTGGTCAGCACCGGCACGCACACGGCTATGGCCGCCGCGACGATCTATCAAGCGGGCGGGCCATTCGGAGCCGGAATCTACAACAACCAGACGGCACGCCACGAGGCGCTTTACGAGATCACCAGCCCGCAAACATTTTACAGCGCGCCGGTGGACGCGCGATCGCTGGCGCAAACGGCAACCCGCATCACCGTCTATCCTACTGCGACAATCGAAGAAGCCATCGTCACGACCACGACGGCCGCATGGTCAACAACGCTTGGGTCATTCAGCACTTCCATAACGCAAGCCTTGAGCGGCACGACAAATTTCACCTTTTCCAAAAGAGGCGCATTGAGCCAGTCATCTTCTGCCAGCGATACCAGCTGGATCACGGCGACGAGCACAAGGTCAGTCACGGCCAACTGGTCAGTCACCGCATCGTCTTCCGGCTCTTCGACCGCATCTTCTACGCTTAACAGCAGCAACAGCAGCGCAACCTATAGCGGCGAAACTTTGCGAACGACCAGCACACAAGGTGCATCGGGGCAAACCGTCATTCGCAACACCGCGCTGGCCACAGAGTTGCCAGTTTTGATTTACCCAACGAGTTACGCAGGCGCAGAAGGCACTTATTACGGAACTCGCAGGATTACCTACGGCAAAAGCGGCTGGGCGGTCAACGGCTCGGTAGGGCGCACTTACACAGCTCCCTCCACGGGGCCATCGTCCGCCTTCATCGGCCTTTTTTTCAGCGCAAGCAGCACGGCCGGCATAAAAGTTGTGCTCGACCAAGCGGACAGCCGTTTCACCATTCGCGGTAACTCACACACCACCACCGCGACTACGCTTTCGGGCAGCGTGCCGACGACCACCACGCGCACCGCGCCGCCCGGTGTGACCTACGCCACGAGCGCCACAACTTCCAGTTACCCAATCGGCGTGAGCGGGTCGCTTTCTACGTTTTCCGTAAATGACATATTTCAAGAAGTGGGCGGTCTACCATCGCGCATCCGTCATTTTGGCGGCGGGCCGTTTGCCGAAAATTGGACAGTTATCGAGGAGCCGTTGCCCGCTGCCGCTTACAGCGACATGATAAACGACACGACCGCCAGTTTCCTTGGTCACGACACGTCATATAGCGGCGAGCAAACCGCGCCGCTGAGTCGTTTTACGGCCGTCCCCTATTTGCGCGCAGGCGGCAATCAAACTTTTGGAACCACCGCAGACCGCATTGTGTGGTCCGAACGCCGCAACGAGCTTTGACATCTGCCGCGCGGCTGAGTGCTGGCGATAGCTACATACGCAACCAAGGCTTATTTTCATTGTTGGCCGCAGTTTTTGCGCCGCATTGCCGCTGCCGCCGGACACCACGCCGAGGCGCACTTCATTCTCGCCACGGACCAGAGCAAGGAAGCAAAAGAGGCCATCGAGGCGGCGCGGGTGGAGCTGCCGGAGGGCTGGCGCATCCAAGCCGTGCAGCTACCGCTCGAGGACGGCGGGCCGGAGGGCAAAGATTACAAAGAGCCCGCGCAAATGCGCATCGCCGCGTTGCAGGGTGCGGCCTTTGCCGCTGCGCGAAAGATTCGTGCCAGCATGCTGTGGTCGGTCGAGTCCGACACGCTTGTCCCGGCCGACGCTCTGCGCGTGGCGGAGTGGACCTTGCAAATGCCGACGGAGGACGGTTCACCCTACTACGACATCGCGGCCGTCACGTATCCGAACGGTCTTTTCTTGGGCGGCTTTGGCACCCCGCAGAATCCCATTGCCGAGGACTTCACCGAAAAGGAACGCAAGCTGCCGCCGCGTCTTGTCCGTGCCTTGGCCGCTTGCCGCGCGCGGCTCAAAGACTGCACCGACCCGCAGATCAGCGAGCGCGAAGGCAAACGCCTGCACCGACTGCATGAGCGCGTGAAACGCTGCCCGCCGGAGGGCAACGTGTGGGAGGTCACGGCTAAGCACGGCTGGCGTCGTCGCGGTTGGATGGACTTTGCCTATCCCGGCATCGGTCGCGGGGCCATCGTGCCGTCGGATTGGTGCGGGCTCGGCTGCACGCTGCTTTCCGCCCGCGCGCTGGCTTTGGCCACCTTCGAGGGCTACGACGGTCGCGGCACGCAAGACCTCTTTTTGTGCTGGCACCGCTGGCACCCCGCCGGGCTACGCATCGCCGCTATACCGCACACGGCTGCCGACCACGTGAAACACCGGCCAAAAGACGCACCCGCCGATGCTCCGCCGGTGATCCATTATCGCGCGTTCCATGAGACCGAGGGCGAGTATCGCGGCCACCTCCGCGTGCGGCAGCAACCTTGGATGCCGGTGTAGCCTCGCATGTTTGACATGGCGGCAAAGTCATCATGCGCGTTTACGTTGACCTCGACTCTCGAGCTTTTGTCGTGTCGCCCACGCTTTTGCAGCGGGTGACACAATTATTTTTCACCCGCCGCGATGCGCTGCCGCTCGAAGTGCAATTTGTGCGCAACGGCACCGTGCAAGAGCTTGGAGCGGGCGCGACCGGCCGATTCGCCATCAAGGCGGCCGGCAGCTATGACGGCGATTATCTCGCTTATGCCGGGTCGTGGACGAAAAGCGGAAGCACCACCAGCACGATTTACACATTCACCCTTTCCGTCAACAGCAGCGAGCTGGACGACCTCTTCCCGCAGGACGACGAGGAATCTGTCACGGCCATTTGCGAACTTGAATGGACGGTTTCCACGCAGGTTTCTTCCACGTTGCCGTGCGCGGCGACCGTTTACAACGACGTCATCCGCGCGCAATCCCCCGGCAGCGACGGCGTGGCCAACGTGCGCCTGACCATCCTGCAAGGCTCGACGTTCTCGCAGGAATTCGTGTGGAAAACCGGCGACCCGCTCACCGAGGTGGACCTCACGAGCTACACCGCGCAAGCGCAGGCGCGCGCCACCTACACAAGCGAGACAACTTTATTCGACCTGACGACCGAAAATGGAGGAATCACGCTGGGCGGCGAGGACGGCACCATCACCCTCGACATCTCCGCCGAGGACACTGCCGACTTGGCGGCGGGAACCTACGTGTGGGACTTGGAACTGACCGTCGGTTCCACCGTGCGCCGCCTCATCGCAGGCAAAGTGATCGTCTCGCCCGAAGTCACCCAATAATTTACCATGAGCGACGTCATCGAAATCGTTGCGCCGACGCAAACCGATGTGGTGGAGGTTGTCGTCCCGGTCACCCCGCCGAACCAACCAGAGGTGCTCGAGGTCGCGGTCGCTGGCCCGCAGGGACCGGCAGGCACGCTTTCCGGCGTCACAGGCAGCAAAAATACGCCCGTCGATGCCGACAAATTTGCCATCCTCGACAGCGCGGCCAGCGATGCGCTGAAAACTCTTACCCTCGGCAACCTCAAAAATGCCCTGTGGGAGGCGAAGACGACCGCCTTCACTGCCGTCAGCGGCGGACGCTACGTGGCCAGCGGCACGTTCACCGTTACGAATCCCGCCAGCGGCAACGACGGCGAGATGTTTCAAGTCGTGGTGGCCTCGGGGACAGTCACCGTCAACGGTGTGGCCTACGCGGCCTCGCGCTGGCCGGTCACCGTGGCCCGCGTCTCGGGCTCTTGGACGACGCTGGCCAATTCGCTCACCGAAAACCTCACCCTCAACGGCACCAATTCGACCGCCCCGAACCAGACGGCGGCGAGTTCGAGTTCAATTATAACTCGCCAACTCCTCGACGACGCCTTTCTCGACACGCGGATAATCCGGTTTCGCGACGATTTTTTCAACGGCGGACGCACCAACGGCATCATTGGCGAGACGGGCTGGGGGACGAGCAACGCGGGCGGGGGAACACTGGTAGAGCGCTCTACAGTTGGTGTTATGCCGCACCACACAGCTTTGCGGCTAACGACAGGAGCGACCGCTGGCAACTATTTGCGAATTTACACGGCAAACGGCATTTTCGGCGCCAGCAACCCGGCGACGGTCGCGGGATGGCACGCCTTGGCCATTATGGCGTTGCCCGACGTGACCAACGTGACCGTGTCGGCGGGATTTTCCGCGAACCCGCTCGACCTCGACTTTAATTCGCGCCTCATCGGTTGGCGGTTCAAGGCGGGCGTGGATACAAACTGGCAGTTCGTCACGAAAAACGACGTTACGGCATACGCGTCTTCAACTCTGACTACATTAGTGGATAGCGGCACCGCGCCGGTCGCCGACACATTTTACAAATTTGAAATGCGCTGTGTCACGGCTGGCACGATTGAGTTTCGGCTCAATGGCGGAAATTGGCTGACCTCTTCAACGAACGTGCCGACCTCCAGCAACGCCGGTTTATTTTTTGTGATCGTCGGCACGCAAACCAGCGCCGCCAGAACGTGCGACGTGGATCTCGTCGCGTGGAACCAGACCGTCGCCCGATGACCCTCCGCCTTGCCAACTCTACGCTGACCCGCTACGTCGAGCGATCCGGCTACTCCGCCGACGATGCCGTCTCGCTGGTCGGCGACCTCGCCGCAGTGGCGGAAGGGCTGCTGGCTTGGCTCACGGCACAACTCGCCGAGGGCGAGACGCTGGCCGATGTTGTGATCGAGGAGGCGGGCAACGTGGCGACGGCCTACGCAACAACCACGGACGACGAGGGCAATGAGGTGTCGGTGCCGGTGGAGTTTCGCAGCGTGCTCAACGCCGCTGTGAGCGTGCATGCCCCGCTGGGCTCCCGCACTTTTAACGCCAGCAGCGAGAGCCTGCCGGACGCACTGCGCGACGGGTTGCTCGCAGCATGGGAGGCGCTGGAATTATGAGCGAGCGTGAGAGCAACTGGGTCAAGTCGTGGCTGGCCAGCGTGTCCATCGTCCTCATTATGCAGGCCGGCACGCTCATTTGGTTCTTGGCAAAAGTGGACTCTCGCGTGGCCAACCTCGAGCAGGTGCAAGAGCGCGTCGAGACGCTCTGGGAGCACCACCTCCGCAACACACGCTGACCCTTTGACATGCCGCCGAGGGCATGAACTACTTGCTCGATCAACTCGGTCAGTCCTCGACGTGGCGCGGTCTTATTCTGCTGGCTGGCGCTCTCGGTTGGCAACTCTCGCCAGAGCACAACGAGGCCATCATCGCCGCCGCCATCGCGCTCGTCGGTGTCATCAACGTCTTTCGCCGGAGCTGAAATCGTGCGCCTTCTCTGCATCATTGCGGCCCTCGCACTCACCGGATGCGCGGGCCTCAAATGGTCCCTCGGCTACAACCCGCTGACCAAGCAGTGGACCGTCTCGGGCGAACTCCCGCAGCCCGGTGGCTACAAAAAATGATCTTCCTTTCATGGCTCTTACAAAAACTATCGCCCGCGCGATCTCACGCTGGCCCACCGGCGACCTCGCCGACCTCCTCAACCTCATCCACGCCGAAATCCACCGCCGCGCCGACGAAGCCCGCACTCAGCGAAGCGAAAGCCGCAGCGTGGCAACCCGACCCGCGAAGCGCGCGGAACATAGCCACGCTTGAGCCGACCACGGCCAAGCTCGCCACTGAACTCCTCCGCCGCCTCGCCGCCGAGGGCTACAATTTCAAAGTCACGAGCGGCACGCGCACGTTCGCGGAGCAAGCCGCGCTCTACGCCCAAGGCCGCACGGCGCCTGGCAAGCGCGTCACCAATGCCCGCCCCGGCTACTCGTGGCACAACTTTGGACTGGCGTTCGACGTGACGCTTTTTCAGGGCGAAAAGAACCCCGTGTGGGATCATCCCGCTTACGCCATCGCCGGCCAGATCGGCAAAGACCTCGGCCTGCGCTGGGGAGGGGACTTCAAAAGCATCATCGACCGCCCGCACTTCGAGCGCCCCATCGGCCTCTCCCTCGCCGAGGCGCGGCAGAAATACCCGCTCGGCCGCGTGGCGTAATCAACACGTTTTGCCGACGTGTCGACGGCTTCGACATTTTGACACCCACGCAAAGTCAGCAGACCCGCCGCGCCTCTGCTGTCCCAAGGGGACGGTAATTCCGGCTCAAGGAGCCGGTGCGCACTTCGGCGGGTGTTTTTTCCTCCCGGCAAGCCTCGGCAACCCGGTCCCGTGGCGGTTCCTCACCGGAGCCGCTGCGGGATTTTTTTAGGGCTGACCGTGCACGCAGATCCAAAGGAAGCCGAAATTGGCGAAGGCATACCCGGCAAAGGCCACGGCCAACCCCACATTGCCCTCGCGCCAAAAGCCTGCGGCCGTCAGCAAATAGCACCCCGTCGTAATGAGCAGCGGCCAAAAGGTCATGCGTCGCGCTTGTGCTTGCCGACCGAAAGCGTGCCGCCCGTGTGACGTGACGTGAACTTAGCCACGGCAGACACGACGCGCTCCAGCTCGAGGATGTGGTCCTCGCCAATGGCGGGCAGCACAGCATGCGCCACCTCATGAACGATGATGCCGATGCCGTTGCCTTTTATGGCGTTGGGATGCAGGTAAATTGTCCGCGTGGAATACTCGCACAGCCCCTCGCAAAGCTCTTTGCAAGGCGGGCGCTGAATCCGCACCCGCCACCAGTGGCCATCGAGCTTGAAACGCATCGTCGGCGGTTTCATTTTACGAGCCGGTAGTGGTAAGTTTTGCGCGCCCCGCCGCCACTCGCCAAAGGAATCAAAAACTTCCGCCGTTCGCATTTGCCGGCCAGCAGCAGTTTGGCGATGCGGTCTTTAATACTGGTCACCGAGAGCTTTTGCGCGGCGGCCAACTCAAACACAGTCTTCCATCCGGGCGGCACACGTTCCGGCTCGCGGCGAATCGCTGAGGTCAAAGCCTCGCACCAGTCGGCCAGATCGTCGGTTTTCTTTTTGCTCATAGCGGCAGTCGATAGTGCGGGGACAGCGTGACCATGTTGACCGTGCAGCCGTTGCCTTCGGGTAAATACTCCCCGAAGCAAAAGCCATGCCGCCAACCTAATGTGGCACGACGACCGGCTGCGTATTCCATATCGAGGCGCGTGAGACAGCCGATATTGTAACCGATGGCGTCCGCGTAGCTCCGAGCGGCCTCTACGGCGATCCGGTGCGTGTGACCGAACACCACATGGCTCCCAACAGTCTCCGCTGTGTCGCGGGCGGCAGACACGTTGTAAAGCGCCCCGTGCATGAAGGCCGTGCCGCCGAAATAGCGCACGCTTTCGCGGAGGATACCTTTGTAAGGGATAATCTCGGTTTTGTAGCGGGCGAGGTCGGTTTCGATCTTGGCCATGACCTGCCCGGCAGCGTAGGCAACCACGGCGTTGCCGCTGTGCATCAGCGCGGCGGCGCGGGCCTCGTGGTTGCCGTGAAAATAGGTGGTCGGGCGAATCTCATGCAGGAACGAAAGCCCCGCGAGCAAATCATCCATTAGTGAAGCCGCGCGGTCGGGCTCGTCTGGATCACGCCGCGCTCCTGCTCGGAGGCAACTCATATCCAGCGCATCTCCCAAATGGATTCGCGCCTGCGGCTTCCAGCGGTCAATAAAAGTCAGCACCGCCTCGCGGGCCTTGGGGTCAATGTCGCTCCCATGCGAACACGTCATTGCAACGTATTTGCGCCACTTTCGAGTAATCGAGGCCACGCCCCGCCGTGGGTGTCAAAAGTCGGACAAAAAAAAGGAGGGGACAAATTGCCCCCTCCCTTTGAAAAGACAGCGGTTTACTCCGCCGGCCGATACCCGCTCGCCGCGTCGAGGTGCTCAAAACACCACGCCGCAAGGGTGCGGTTGGTTTTGCGCGCGGCTTGCACGTATGCACCTTTGCGCGACCGCTGGACACGCAAATGAATCTGCGACTCGGCAAGCTCGCCCGGCGTGTGCGCCGGACGGCCTGCGTGTTTTTTGGTCATACGGCGGTGTCGATGTAGACGCGCTCAATTTGCCCGGTAAGATAGCCGTCCGCGTTGGTGTGGTGCAAATCGTAGGCCACAAACTCCGCAGCTTCGCCGACGCCTTCCCATCCGGCGTCTTTGCAGTGCTGAGCAAATTGCTCGGCGGAGACCTTTGCCGGCTCAAACTTTGCAAGGTCGTCTCTCTCAAGCAAGTCGTCAGCCAGAGCGTCGTGTCCGCCATTGCCGTTTGTGCCGAGGGTCGCCATGAGCACGCGGTAACCACTGTTTTTACGCAGTGCCGTCTCAAGAGGTAACGACTGCTGCGCCACTTCGCCGACCGTCTTGCCATAACCGTAGTCTTCGGGGTTTAGCCCCTCTGCCGCAAACGCTTCGGCGACCGCTTCCTCAAACGACGGCTCAGCACTCCCTTCGGACCCGTTGGCTGTGGCCCAACACCACCCGGTCACGGACTCCCATATTCGCATGATACCATTGGTGCCGGTTGGGATTTGTATGACTTTGCTTTGTGTTTTCATATTTTTCTTTTTTTTAGGTTCCGGGTTCCGCCCGGTCGGGTTGCTGGTTTTTTCCTTCAACGAGGCCAAGTTAAGGCCGGTGCGGGATATTGTCAACACAAAATATTCATTTTTCCAAAAAAAAACAGCAACCTGCTGATCCTCAATCAGCCGACAAACGAGGGCACCAGAGGGCACCAAGGCATATTTTACAGAGTAAAAAGCATGATTTGTAATCAGCAGGTCGTCGGTTCGAGCCCGACTGCCGGCTTACTCTTAAAAGCCCCGCGAATCCGCATGAATACTGGTTCGCGGGGTTTTTTATGACTTGACGTTTTAGACACCATAAAGCACTTTGAGGCACTTTTGGTGCCCAAAAAAGGGCACCAAGGGCACCAGCAATTAACAGTGAAGATCACCAAAATCTGCAAAAATGGCCGCGAGATGTGGCGACTCAACATTCCCGTGAGCTTTGGCGGCACGCGGAAACGAAAATTTTTTGAGACCCGCGTGGCGGCGGAGGTGTGGATCTCGAAGGCGCGGCAATGCCTGCGGGAGACGGGGAACTTGGAGCCGGTGAAGGGTGTGACGGTTTCGAGTGCTTTGGACGATTACCTTGAGGCGAAGAGCGAAACGGGAGGGCGCCACAAGACGGCGATGCTGCGCTACGCCAAGCTGGTGCGAAAAAGTTTCGGGCCGCGTTTGCTGGAGTCGGTAAGTGTCTTGGAGTTTAACAAGTGGCTGAATCGCCCGGAGTGGTCGGCAGCGAGCCGCGCCACGGCACGGCGGTATTGCTTGGGCTTTTGGAATTGGTGTGTGCGCAATGAGCTGATCGAGCGCAACCGGCTTTTGGGGTCGGAGGTGCAGGGCGGCACGAAAAAGGAAATGGAGGTGCTGCCGGTGGACAAGTGCCGCGCGTTGCTTGAGGCGACGGAGGGACGGATGCGGGCTTTCGTGGTGTTGCAAATGTTTTGCGGTCTGCGGACGTGCGAGGCGATGGCGGCGACAATGGATTGGCTGAGTCTTGAGGACAAGGAGCTGGTGGTCTATGAGGCGAAGCGAACCACGGGCATCCCGCGTCGCACGGTGCGGCTGCGGGAGGCGTTCATGCGTTGGTGGCCGGAGGGTGTGACCGGCAAGGTGTGGCAAAAGAACGAGCGAAACTGGCGGGTCGATCGCCGCAAGTTGTTTGCCAACCTTGGGTGGAATCTGCCGCAAAACACGCTGCGGCACACGTTCGCCAGTTACCTACTGGCCAAGGAACGGTCGGCGGCGATGGTGGCCCTGGAGCTGGGCCACGCGAGCGAGGCGATGGTGCGCAATGTCTATGGGCACGCCGTGAAGGCGAAGGCGGCGGAGGCGTTTTGGCAGCTATAAAAATTTTTATAGCATAGGACAGTCAGTGTCCGAGGCCCTCGTTAAAATGAGGGATGCACGCAATAATACATGTCTCCTTATGTCTTTGGTATGCTGCCTTTTATGGCTTGAGCGGCCTTTGCAAAGTCGCTCTCGGCTTTTCGCAGATTACGTTGGCCCGTTTGCTTAAGCTGATCGTGCAAATGTAAAGAGAGCGCCTCTCGAACGATGTCGCTGCGTTTGGTCCCGGCAATACGCGAAGCCACAAGCTCGTCGATCTCCCGAGACATTTGCTCGGTGATGCGGACTTTCATTTCAATATCAAGGTTGGTTCCCATTGTGTCCTCAAAGGGGACGATCAGCCGGATTTAAAAAAAGTCAAAAAAAATGAAATAAGGTCTTGACCCCATGCCCCATTGTGTCCCATTGTGCCCCGCATGAACGAAATGACATCCAGCGTCAAAGCGCGCATTTCGCCTTCGATGTTCAACGCGCTTCGCAAAATTTCGCAACGTGATTGCGTGCCGGTTTCGCAAGTTGTTCGTCAGGCTCTACGGAATTTTTTGTCTAAGCATGTGTCCCAAAGCGGTCACAACAGAACCCGCAAATGAAAACCCTTTTGACCAGCGAACAACTTGCCGAGCGGCTGCACGTCGGCCGCATTGCGGTGCAACGCATGGCGCAGCGGGAGCGCATCCCGGCCATGCGGGTGGGCAAGAAGTGGCTTTTCGATTGGCACGATGTGGAGCGCGTGCTGGTCGCCCGTGGCAACAAGCTCCAGCAGGAGATCACACACTAACATGGACACATTAACCATCATCGCCGTTCTCGGCGGAGCGGCCGCATTTGCCGGCCTGCTGTATATATCGGCCTACGAGGCGGGACGCAAATCGGGCCAACAGGCCGAACGGTTCCTCGCCAACCGCTGCGTAGCGGGCGTGCTTCAGGAAATGAGCAAGTTGCCGAAGGTCACGCGGACACCGAAGCGCAAAGCGCGGAGGGCGAGCAAATGACCATCCTTGCCTGCGTCCTTTCGGTTGTGGCCGCAATGGTCGCCACGTATTTCAGCATTGCCTCGCTGCAAGCCTACCGGCAGACGCGACGCATCGCAGATGCGCTCTGCCGAGGCCAGCGCGAGGCGGAGGCGATGCGGGCGGCGATTGCCAAGGCCATGAGCAAACAAACGGTGGGCGTGAACTGACCATGTTGCCGCAACCCGACCCCGCCCTTATCGCACTCGGCCTCATTGCCGGGGCGTGGATGGCTTTTACGTGGCTCGTTTCGGGGATGATGAAATGAAAAAAACTATGCGTCACGGAGAAACGCGAGGCTTCCTCGGCAAACCGACCTTCTCGTTTGGTCGGTCTAAAGCTGTGGCAGCTAAAACAAAATCGCGCCGTGACGCGAGCGACGGGGCGGGCGGGTTCGTGGTGGTTCCCGTCCGCTCCCGTGCTCATTACGCTGTCGCCGACGAGCTGGTCGGCGGGGCCGTTTACAACGGCAAGGAGCATTTTGTTGCGGGGCATGACAAGCGCCCGGAGCACACTCCCTACGAGCAGCTCGCCTGGGCGATTCTTGAGCAGGCCATTGACGATCTGGCCGCGTTTGCCAGGGCGGGAGTGATGACGCGCGACGGTCGCTGCAAGGCATGGCCAAAAGTGCGGCGCGTCCGAAAAGGCAAGCCGGTCCTCGAGCTGGCGGTGATCGCGCACATCAAAGACGCGCTGGCGCACGAAATGACCAAGCGGTTTTTCCTCCACGGCCCCGCGCAATGGCTTTGCGACATGGTCGGCTGCCGGCTTACGGCCACCGAGATTTTTCACACGACTTTAAAGAACCACTCGAAATGAACATCCACGACGAATTGAAACGACTCAACGCAAAGTGCGACCGGCTGGCGGAGTCGCTGCGGCGGAAAAACAAATTTGCGGCGGTCACTGAGGGCGGCGCTGGGGAATCTCGGCCCGAGCGACCTGAGCCGTCGCAGCTTTTAACCCCGGCGATTTCGCCGCAATTAAGCAACCGATTAACACCGGAGACGGATGCGGCGATCATTGACGAGCTAGACGTCGAGCTTGAGGCCGCAGGGCGCGGGCATTGGAGGGGCGACACCAAGATGGAATTACTTCCTGCCGACTTTGCCCGAAAACTGGAACGCGAGCGGGACGAGGCGCGGGAGGCGTTACAGCAATGGAGAGATGCGGCAAAAGGGGCCGAGAACCCGCATCCAGACGAAGTGCACTGCACATGCGTTCCTTTACTGATTAGTAAAATTGCGGCTTTACGCAAAGAGCGCGACGAGGCGCGGGATGTTCTCCGAATCTTTGCCGATTGCAGAAATTGGTTTCACACAGCCAAAGAAGAGGGAGGCCCATACACGGCATGGCGCGGGAAAAGAGAACCAGATGAAATTG